GTGTTACATTGGTTGGGAATAATTATAATCCTCCTATTAGTCTAAAATGGACAACACAAATAAATCCTACATACCCTTTAGTATATGCTAAAAATAACAGTTTTGTTACATACAGCTATCCTATAATAGGAAAAGGTAGTTTATATGTAGAAACTTTTGTGAATACAGGTTTACATGTAGAAGATACAAATATTAATTTAAAGCATTTGACTATTGTACCTTTAAGTAATAATATTTCTGTTGTACAAGGTAATACTTCTGTTGCTGATTATCCAGGATTAGGTATATATGAACCAAAAAATGCCCCAGCTATTTATGCTAAAAATACACAACTATATATCAATTCGATATTAAATGTAAATATAGGGACATTTGAATTTCATGGTTTTGATAAATTTTTTAAAATAGAAGGGACATTTGCATTAAGAGGTACGATAAATTATGACACAAACTATTATATAAAAACATTTGCAGATTTGACAAGCAGTACTCAAAATTATTTTGAATTGAATGGTAAAGCAAATAATGCTAATCTTAATTCAAAAATAAATTATTTAATAAATAGTAATATAAATGGGGATTTTAATTTGATAATGACTGCTAGCAAATTGACTGGGATAAAAAATATTAGTCAAAACAGTCTTACTAATATAATTCCTATAACAAATGGAACATTATCATCTATAAATAATAATCCTTATTTATCAGGAATAAATGAATACACAAATGATTCCACAGCTTCTACTGCAGGATTATTAGCAAATGCTTTATATTTTAATACAACAAATAATGCTTTAGATAAAATATAATTTTATATATATTATCTATAATCAAGTTAAAAATGATTTATAATATTTTAAAAAATTTTGATAATTATAAAAACATAATATTAATTAGTTATGATAAAAAAACAAATCATAAATTATTTATTATCTAAATCAGGTAATTTGGATAATAAAGAAACTTGGTATGATATAGGTATTAAATTTGGCGTAGAACCTAAAAATAAAGAAAGAGCTTTAAATGATGAAGTGTATAAAAAAAAATCAATACGAACTAAAACTAATGATATTTGGAGAGAATACATAAAACAGACAAATAAATTAGTAGCAGTAAAACAAACTTATATAGATGGTGAACTTAAATTTGAAACATTTAAGGAGAAACCAGAAGATATTAAAATAAATCATGAAGATTTTGATATTGAAAGATTAACCACTAATCCTTATGGTGGGGCTTGGCTAAAATTGAAAAGGAAAGAAAAGATATTTGAACAAGAACATCTTGATATATTAAAAGAAATCCTTACAAAAGAATTAAGTCCTGTAGCAGTTAATACTCCAAATATTGTAAATGATAAAGCATTATTTATTTATGGTTCAGATAAACATATAGGGGCATTAACAAAAGAAGATTCTATTTATACTAATAAGTATGATAGAGAAGAAATGAGACAGAGAATTGTTATTCAAACATTAAATCAAATACGACACAATATAAATTTATATGGTCAATTTGATTCATTATTTATAATGGATTTAGGTGATGCTTTAGATGGATTTAATGGTAAAACAACAGGAGGATTAAGAGGAACTTCTTCACATACATTACCTCAACAATTAAATAATAGAGAACAACATGACTATTATTTAGAATTACATAAAGAACTATTTGATACAATTTCTGTAAATTTATTTGCTAAAAATATTTATTTTGTAGCTACAAGTAATAGTAATCATGGTGGAGATTTTGAATATGGAGCTATGAGAAATTTAGAAACATATTTGAATATAAAATACCCTGATATTAAAACTTATGTATCATATAAACCTTATAACCATTTTGCTTATGGAAAACATTGTATAATTTTTGGTCATGGTAAAGATGATGAAGATATGAAAAATGGTTTACCTTTAGTATTAAATGATAAAGTTTCAAATATATTAAATAATTATATTACAATTAATAAATTAAATAATTATAACATTTCATTTATCTCTGGGGATTTACATCAAAGTGCTGAAACTTATGCTAAAAACTTTAGATACAAGAAAGTATTATCACAATATGGTAGTTCTAAATGGATGCACACAAACTTTGGTTCTGGTAATCCTGGTTTATCATTAGAAATATTTTTTAAAAATGATAAGATAATCCATAAACAAGATATATTTTTTAATATTAAAAACGAATCTAATACAGGAATTACTTTTTAATTAGAAAATAATTTATATCTTTGTTGTATAAAAATATAAACATTAAAATATAAAACTATGGAAATTTTTAACAAATCAAATAACATTAACTACTATCCACAACTTTTTAAAAAGATAATTTATGAAATTCAACAAATTAAAAATAAATTAAAAACATCTACTGCACCAATAGAGTCAAAACCTTATAAAGTTTATTCTGCTTCATTAACTCAAAGTGGAACAAATGCCCCAACTGTAATTATTTTAGAAAATACATTAGGAATTACCCCAGTATGGACTAGAGAAAGTGCTGGTAGATATATACTTACAGCTAATAGCACTTTTACCCTAGGAAAGACAGTATTTATTTCAAATCTTTCAATTTTTCTTGCAAGTTACATAAATATTTTTTTTTCAGTAGATGGACCTGGAAATCACAATAATACTTCAAATGTAATATACTTTGATACATATAATACTAATATTTCTCAATTTGCAGACAGCTTAATAACTGGGAGTGATGATGATTTCCTTTTTGTAGAAATAAGGGTCTATAATTAATTACATATAAATATTTTAATAGTAAAAACTTATAAATTTTAAATTGAAATAAAACTCGAAGTAATGACAGAATTATTTATTTATATACAATATCTCGGTAAGATAATTGTAAATGCTAAAACTTTAGTAACAACTAAAACAGGAATAATGGTATTATTACCAACTATTAGTTATTATGCTATAGCTGATGATTTGATAAATGCATGGAAATTATTAGGAATAGTCTTTATTATAGATTTTGTAACTGGAATATATGCATCATTCATTGGAAATAGGAATAAGAAAAAGGGAAAAGGAGAATTAGAATCAGGATTTTTAAAAAAATGTTTACTATTTATTGAAACTGTTACAAGTGAAAAATTAAGAAACTCTGTAGTAAAAGCTATTGGTTACATACTCTTTATTATGCTGATATATGGTACAGAAAAAGTATTTCTAATCAAATCTTTTAATTTTTTCAACATATCAGATAAAAATTGGACAATAACTTTAGTAGCATTAGGTTTTTGTACAGCTATTGAAATATATTCAATTATATTTGAAAATATTAAAAGAGCAGGTTATGATATAGCTGGAGCATTTGTAAAAATACTTACTCGGTATAAAACTATTAAAAAGGAAATTGAAGATATATAAATTTATTTTTTATCTTTGTACTATGAAAAACATAATACAAAACATAAAAAGTACTTTTGAAAAACTCACATTTGATGAAGATAAACATCAATACAGTGTAGATTCTGTTAAGTTAAAAGGTTCTGTATCATCAAAAATTGATAAATTTGTTGAGAAAGTGAACTTTGATGAAAAAGCAGAAATCAAAGCTATTAGATTAGGAATAACTAAAGAAACTCTTTTGTCTCAATGGGAAGAAGAAAAAAATATAGCTTGTAATACAGGAAATAGAGTTCACTTATTTGGTGAACTTTACCCTTTTAATAAAACTATGAAACCTTCTTGTCCTCAAGAATTAGCTATAACAAAATTTTGGAATAACCTCCCTAGTCACATAGTTCCTGCTTGTTTAGAATTAAGAATGTATCATTTACAATTTATGTTTGCTGGTACATCTGATATACTTTTATTTAATACTATAGATAAAACATTTATTATTGCTGATTATAAAACAAATAAAGATTTATTTAAAAATTTTAAGAAAAAAACTTTATTAGCTCCTTTTGAAAGATTATTAGATTCTCCTTTTAATAAATATCAAATCCAACTTTCATTTTATCAACTTTTATTTGAACAAACTGGTTATAAAGTTGCTTCAAGAAAAATAATATGGTTATTAAAAACAGGAGATTATTTAATGTATGATTGCGAAAATCTAACAAAAGAATTATTACATGAATTAAATAAAGAATAAAATGGGAGAAATTACAATAGGAGAATTAATTGAAAGAGTTCAGTCTGCTTATTCTAAAGGAGTAAAAAGTGATGATTCTCGGTTATCTAATAGACATATTTATAGTAAATTAAAATCCGTAAGAAATAAATTAATTTCTCAACAACTTAAAAAAAGACAAAAAATAAGTGATTGGAATTTTATAATTCTATCTTGTGTAGAATTAATCAAAGTTGAAAAACACGATTGTCCTTGTTTACCAGCATTAGGTTGTAAAGTATATAGAACAAAAGAAAAATTACCTAAAGTGTTAACTAATTTGAATAAACATATTATTCAATGGGTTATGACAATAGAAAGTAGTAGAATAATTGATGAAACTACAAGAGAATCCTATTTGTATAATACAGGAAATAAATACACTAAAAAACATTTAAAATATATTTTAGAAAATGGATATATGTATATTTACGGAGAATATATTCCTAACTTGATAAAAATAAAATTATTAGCTGAAAATCCAATTGAAGCATATAATTTTCCATCATATTGTGAACAATCTTACCAAAATGATTGTGAAAGTATATTAGATAAAGTTTTTCCTATTGATGGAGATATGATAGAACCATTATTAGAAATGTCTTTTCCAGAATTAATAAATATATTTTCCCAATCTATAGAAGATATAAGTAACAATACCTCTGACGCAAATGACAAAAACCGATAGAAATATAAGAATAAGTTATAAATTATATAAACAATTGCATACTAAAGAAAATAGTCATTTAATAGTAGATACTAAAACTTATATAAATATAGCAAATGAATATAATAAATTTTTAATTGATAAAGTTTTAGAGGGAGAAGAAGTAACTTTACCTGCTAAAATGGGTACAATTTATATCACAGGTAGTAAACAAAAAATAAAATTTGATGAAAATGGATTACCAGTATTAGCTCCAGATTGGGCAAAAACATTAATTTATTGGAAAAATAACCCACAAGCTAAAGAAGATAAGAAATTATTATATTGTACTAATGAACATACTGATGGAGTAAGATATAAAATTATTTGGTCTAAAAAAAGAATAATGGTTGAAAATAAAACATTATACAGTTTAAGATTAACAAGAACAAATAAAAGAGCTATAAGTTCAACTATTAAAAAAGGAAAAGAATATTTAATCAAAAAATAAAAATTATGGCAACATTAGATGCAAATAAAGCAATTGAATCAGCAAAATTTGAAGGTAAAAGAGAATTTAAGTTACCAGAAGGAGCAACTGTTATTAAAAATAGTCATACTATAAGTGTAAGGGAAATTGAAAATGGTTTCATTTTGAGAAAATCTTATGATATAAAATGGAAATTAGGAGATGATTCAAATTATGAATATTTCAGTAAAGAATGGTGGTCTAAAGAAAATCCTTTAAAAATAACAATGCCTAAAGAAGAAAAATCTTTAGCAGATAAATTAGATTGATATGCAAAAATTTCAGTTTGTTAAAATAGATTCAATACTTTCAAAATTTCAAAGAGATTTTAAAGGACTTGATATTAATGAAGATGATGCTATTGAATGGATAGGGGAAGCATTAGGATTTATGAAAATAGTTAGTGCTTCAGAAGAAGCCATTGCTTTTATTGAAATAAAAAACTATCATGTTTCTATTCCAACAGGTCTTCATTATATAACTCAAATAGCAAGAAACAATGATTGGCAAAAACCAGCAGACAATGAATATTGTTTAAATGAAGTCATTGAAAATCTTGCATGCCAAACTGAAAAAGAAGTTATAAACACAGAAGATTGTCAAGGAAAAGTTACTTGGAATAAAGAACAAGTTTATTATAGACCAAGATTAGATTTGCAATTTCCATTTGTAAATTGGATTAGCTCTTCATTTAAAAAAGCTAAATATACTCCTGTGAGATTAGCTAATCATTCTTTTTTAAATACATTAGTTTGTAAAGAAAAAGATATGGAAGATGTATATTGTAGAGATTGCAAAGACAGAGATGAATATACAATAGTACAAGACCAATTAAGATTTAATTTTCAAACAGGTTTTATTGCACTAGCATATATAAGACAAATGATTGACAGTGAAACTGGTTATCCAATGATACCTGATGATGAATCAGCAAGAGCAGCTATTACATACTATCTTGGTTGGAAAATTAAAGAAATGGAAGCATGGAATCATAGAGAAGGTGCTATGCAATTAGCTCAAATAGCAGAACAACATTGGTTAAAATATATCAAACAATTTAAGAATAAAGCTAAAATGCCTACTGGTGTGGACCAATACCAAAATTTAATGGAGCAATCAAACTACTTGATTCCTAATCATAATAGATATTATGGTTTCTTTGGTAAATTAGGAACTGCTGAAAATAGAATATTTAATGGTCCGAGAAAAATAACAAACTATGCAAGATAATAAAATAATTCAGTTTGGAGGATTACATACAGATAATTCTTATAATAATCAACCAGAAAACACAACTACTTTTGCCTTAAATACAGTAAATGAAACTAATGAAGGAGATGAAAATTTTAGAAGTAACGAAGAAAGTAATGAACCTTGTTATTCATTAACTCCTGGTTTTATACCTATAGGTAAAGAGTATATTGGTGAAAATGAAATAGTTATATTTTCAGTTTCATCAGATGATACTATTTCTGAAATTGGCATACTAAAAAATGATTGTAAATATGAAGTACATGTAAATGATAAAGATTCAATAACTGAAGATAAATTAAATTTTAGTATTGAACATCAAATACAATGCACCTATAGATTAAGAAGAGGTTGTGAGAGAACTATATATTTTACTGATAATAATACTAAACCAAAATATTATAATTTTGATAAAAGTTATGAATTTAAAAAACAAAATGGGACATGGGATAGATTCAAATTTGAATTAATAAAACATATAAGAGTATATCCAGAAATACAAGAAGTAACGATAGAAGATAATGTAGGTAATTTACTTCCTGGTTCATATACTATATTATTACAATATTTAGATGAAGAATTAAATGGTACAAAATTTATAGAAATAATTAATAGTGTCAATATTATAAATGATTCATTATTAGGAGATTACTCTGAAATACAAGGTTCAACAGGTTTAGATGTAAAAGAAGTTAAATCGTTACAAACAACAAAAGCTATAAAAATAAAATTTAGTCAAATAGATACCAATTATGCTTATTTTAGATTAGCAATAGTTCAATATACGAATGGTACAGGATTAATTAGTAAAGTTGTATATACAGCAAATGTTAGTACAATAACTCCTGAAATAATTTATACTGGTTTAAATGCTTCAGAAAATGGAACAATTGAAGAAATAGAATTAGTTAATTTAGGAATGAGTTTGGATAAAGTAGGTAGTATAGAGCAAATAGATAACAGAATGATATTAGCCAATGTTTCTGGAACTATTTATAATTATTGTAATTTACAAAAATATGCTTCTAAAATAAAAGCAGATGCTGTAATAAAAGATATGCAATTGACAACAATTGATGAAAATCATAATTCTAAAAATCCTCTGGTTAATCATTATGGATTAAGTCATCAACCAGGTGATGTTTATTCTTATGGTATCATTTATATATTTGATGATTTAACAGAAAGTCCTCCTTATCATATTCCTGGTAAAAATAATTCTTTACCAGAAACATTAATTTTTACTACTGGTGTTAATGTGAAGCCTATGAAAAGTAGTAATAATAATAATTTATCAGAATCTTATATAAATAATAATACTTGTGGGGTTAGTAATTATTGGGGTGTAGATTCAGAAGGAATATCTTTAGTAGGAACTAAAGTAAGACACCATAGATTTCCTACAAGAGATGAGATGAAAATCGGATTTGTAGAAAGAGTTTCTAGTACAAATATGATAGAATATAAACAATTGAAATTAGAGTTAAAAGGTATATTAAAAGAATCTGTATTTTGCGACCCTGAAACAGATACATCTTGTCCTGACTATTATCTCGCCCCAGCATTTAGACTTATTTTAAGATATAAAATAAATGGTGTAAATACAGAATTTAAAACTACATTAATAAATGAAATCAATTCAGATAGGTTATTTTTTACAAATGTTTTTTTAAATAGTGATGCAGTAACTGACATTGAATTATTTTATGAAAAAAATTCTAATGACCCTGTCGAGATTGCTATACCATTAACTAATAATATTTCTGATTTACAAGATAACAATTTAACTTACTATATATCATCAATACTTAAAGAAGAAGATGATAGTACTCCTAAATATGAAGTTCCTATATTAGGTATTAAATTTTCAGATATAGAAATACCTTCTGTAAAAGAAGCTGGTGGAGTAATAATAGGGTATAAAATAGTAAGACAAGAAAGAAGAGAAGAAGATAAAAATATAATGGATTCAGCAGTAATTTTACCAATGGCTCATTCTAATCAAGGGCAAGGTGATTTTATTTCTGTGGCTATGAATGCCCCTTATTTAGATGGAATACACTACCCTTATGATTTGTCTAATAATACAATAAATATATTAAGTCCTCAATATAAATTTGCAGGTAAAACTATGGATGGTTTTACTTCAATAGAAGAAGTTGGAAAATATAAACAAAAAGTGGCACAANTTAATGGTTGTATGGTAGAAAATGTAGATGATGAAAGTTCTGCTAATTCTGCACCTGATACATTAAGTAATCATACAAAAGATGATGATGGTTTTACTTTTAAACAATTAACAAAATGTGTTGAAGTAGAATACCATCCTTCAGATGATAATAAATTTTTTGTTGATAATGTTGATTCTGATTTATTCGATTTAGATGCAGTATCATCAGCAACTCATAGTAATGAAGTCAGTATCATAACTAATTTGAGCAATGATAACAAAAGTTTAGTATTGAGTAAAAAAGACCCTCTTATTGATTTGAATAGTTATAAACAAACTGAAGTAAAATATCCTTATGTATATATAAAAAAACAAAACGATTTTTTTTATTCAAACTTTAGAACAAATCCTTATTATGCTTATGATAATGCTATGTACACATCTTCTGTCTATGAATCTTATCATGGAGATACCCACATAGTACCATTAAGACACAGTACTCATGTTTATGGATATTCAATACAAGCAAGAAGATTATTGAAACAATCTTTTATGGATTATGTATGGGCAGCTCTAGCTATTATAGTTGCTGTAATAATTACTATATATACATTTGGAGCAGGAACAGCTCCTGCTTTAGCTTTAGTTGCTGCTTCTATAGCTGCTATCGGAGCTTCTTTTGCTGTAGCATTAAATGTTCAAGCTGCTCACATTAAGATAGAAGAATTTGCTAAAGCATATACAGATAGATGGGCTAAAGGTTTAAATTTTACACTGTTTGATATACCTTATCAACAATGTTTTTACGAACCTGATTTATTTAAACCAAAAGAACAATTATATTATGCTGATGATACTCATAAATGGTATGCAGAAGTATTAGGAGACTTCTGGTTTGAAACAACATTGAATGCTTCCTTAAGAGTTAATATAAATGATAATACTATAAATTACTTGAAACCTTTAAAACCTTTTACTAACAATAGACCAGATAAATATCCATATTTACTTGCTGTAGAAAGAATTAAAGAAAATTTAGATGGTGTAGGACCTTTTTATAGATACAGAGATTATACTATACCTTTTGATAGTCCAGAAGAAACTTATTTCGCAAAAAAAATATTAAGATATGAAAACTTTAGATGGTTATATAATAAAATTTCTACTCCTGTTTTATTTATGCTTAATAATGACCATAATGTAAACAAAGGTATTATTAAATATTATGCTCTACCACAAACTTATGATTGTTGTTCTGATTGTCAAGAGAATTTCCCACATAGATGGCATTGGTCTGAAACGTCTTTCCAAGAAGAATTGAGTGATAATTATAGAGTTTTTCTACCAAATAATTATAAAGATATTACTGGAGAAACAGGTGAAATTACTAATATATTTAAAATAAATAATGATTTATTTATACATACTATAGAAGCTCTTTATCAAATACCAAGAAATTTTCAAGAAAGAGTTACTGACCAATTAGTATCTTTTATCGGTACAGGTAGTTTTGGAGAAATACCTGAAAGAAAAATAATAGATGATGATAATGGGAGTAGTGCTGGGAGTAATCATAAATGGGGATTAATTAAAACTCCTCATGGCGTATTTTTTCCAAGTGAAAATGAAAATAAAATTTATCAATTTCAAGGAACACAATTGAAACCTATTAGTGATACAGGCATCTCTAATTATTTTAGAAACAATATAGAAATAAAGAATAAAATATTTAATCAAGATAATCCTTCAAACCTTTTTGGGACAGGTTTTATATCTACTTATGATAGTAAAAAAGAAAGAATAATTTTTACAAAAAAAGATTTTATACCTAACTCAATTGTAACAGATAACCCAGGTATCAAATTATGTATTAGCAATGGACAAGTAATTTATTTTAAAACTTTTAATCAAATTATCCAAAATGAACTATTAAATGGTTGGAGTTATGAAGGATTAGTGGATTGTAGAATGAAATTTAGTAAAAATGTAATTAAAATTAAAAAAGAACCTAGAGAGATACAAATATGGAATCCTGAAAAAACAATAACGGCTGTAGATGATACATGTGAATTTGTTAATACTATAACACTTGTTACACAATGTTTAAGTGTTATTTGTAGCAGCAAATTAAATTGGATAAATTGTGATGGTACAACAGAATTTAAAACATTGATTAGTGATAATGAATATGATACTGAAACATACATATTAAATAAGTGTATTAAAAAAAATAGTTTCATTTTTAAAACTGATACAGAAGGAAGTTGGAGTTATACAACAGAAGATATAGTGTGTCTATCAGTTGTAACTGTTCCTGGTTATTATACAACAGAAACTATTATTGTAGATATACCATATTCAGTTACAGAAGATAAATATATTGAAGGAGAATTGTTAGATAATCCTATTCAAGCTAATAATTCTTGGACTATAAGTTATTCATTAAAAGAGAATAAATGGATTTCTTGGCATTCTTACTTACCTAATTTCTACATTAATACTTCAAATAACTTTTATTCTTGGGTATATGGAAATGACAATATATGGAAACATAATAAAAAAGGACATTATCAAACTTTTTATGATAAAACAAATCCTTTTATTTTAGAATATGTATCTTTGTCAAATCCTTTAGCTACAAAAATATGGGAACATTTGGTATTTTCAACAGTAGTAAAATTATTTGATAAAAATTCAAAAGAATTTATAGATGTAGATGATATTTTTTTTAATAAATTTATAGCTTATAATTCAAGACAATGTTCAGGTTTATTAAATATAAAAGTAAAAAATAAAATTATTACTGAAAATTATATATATGAACAAGTTGATAACCTAACTAACAATGAAATAATTGTTGATAGAAACGAAAAAAATTGGTCTATAAATGAATTAAGAGATATTAGAATAAAATATGATGAATCTATTTTTACTTCTGATTTACAACTTTTACAATCTGATTATTATATTGATAAAATTATAAATAATAATACAATTGATTATGATAAAGATTGGATAGAAATGGAAAATTTTAGAGATAAATTTTTAGTAATCAGATTGATTTTTGATAATATATCAGAAAAAGAAAATATTGAAAATGGATTAATAAAAATGACAATGAATTTTTCAAATGAAAATGAAACAATTTCTTTAAGATAAATAATACTAAAATGAAAAAAAATAAAACTCGTACTCAACCTGTTAATAATTTAGAAATTATTAATAAATTATACAATGCTTTGCAAAAATTTGCTATAGGAGGAACAATTAGTGCAAATGGTACTTATGAGCAAGCTATGAATGATACTAAAAATATGGCAGGATTAGCAAACATAGATGCTATGCAAAGTAGTAGATATAAAGACATGCAAACACTAATCCAAGGTGTTGAAATGGTAACTGCTATGGCTGGACAATTAAGTTCTGCTACAGGAGGTGGTACAGGTGGTATGGGAGATGCTTCTGGAGCTATGACAGGACAAACTAGACAACCAGTAAATACTGTAAATACTATTACACCTGCAGGCAGTACTGTGTCAGGTTTTGCTTTTGGTGGAAATATTTCAAAAGAGAATCCTAAACCAAAATCCAAATATGTTCCTGCTACTAGAAGAGATAGTCTAAACGTACAAAAACATTATCTCAATAGAGAAAAGCAATTACGAGCATTAGGATATACAAAACAATATGATTCTGTAGGGAGTTATGATGATGCACATGCTGTTATGTATAAAGATTATAACGCTATGCGAAGAAAAGAGAGAGAAGGAAAAACCACAGAAGTTATAAAAGATGGTTATAGAAATCCTATGATATATCCATCTCTTGTTTACAGAGAAGAAAATATTGACAACAATCCTTACTTATATAAAACTCAAGAATCTACTGATATAGGTGTTATTAATCCATCAGTTCCTTATTCACTATTTGATACAAGAATTTCTCCTACAAAAAAAGAAAGATGGGTACATGAAGGCACTAATGACGGAGTTATTAATTATGGTTATGATTTTGGGGAAGAATACAACCCTACAATTGCAAAAAAAGGAAGAACTACTGCTGTTAAAAAAAACATAGTACATAAAAAACCAGTTGTAAAAAATAAAAATATTAATTATACTAGACCTATTGATAGAATGGCTTTTGGAGGAACAGCAAATGTACCTGTGGAAGTAGAAGGGGAAGAAGTAGGTGAAACTCCTGATGGTGAAATGTTAGATTTTCAAGGACCTTCCCATGAACAAGGAGGAATACCTGTTAGTCTTCCAGAAAATACTAAAATCTATTCAAAAAGAATAGAAAAGTTTGGAGAGACTATGGCTGAAAGAAAAAAGAATAGAGAAAAAAAATTAATCAATCTAAATAAATTACTAGAAACATCTAAAGGAGATGTTGCTATAAGAAATGCTTATAAAAGAAGTACAGAAGCTCTTAATGCACAAGAGGAAGAAGATTTACAAACACAAGAAATGTTTAAGGCTATGTCTGCTTCACAAGAACAAACATTTGCTGGTGGTACAGATGAAAAAGGAATAAAAAAAAAATATGGTAGTATAGAACCAGAAGAAACAGATTATAATGAATTTGGTATTCCAGATATGAAAGATGTATTTCAAAATCAAATGTTTAGTCCAGGTGTAGTTAGTACTGCAAAACCAGTAAATAAGAATCATGGGACAAATGAACTTGTAAAAAAATATTCTAATCCTGAACCTTATACTATATCTTTAACAGATGAAGAAGCCTTAAATGAAGGTGGTAAATATGATAAATATTCTAATCCTGAATTAGCACCTGAAAAAAGAGGTGAAGATAAACCAGGAACTGTAGCAAGTAGATTTATAGATAGTGCTGGGAAATTTATAGATGAATCAGGTTATGAAATGCCTGCTGCTGGGGATATTGCAAGTATTGCTGGTGATGCAATATCAGCTTTCAGTCCAATGAAAAACACTTTAGAAAATAGAGCAGGAGATACTCCTAATATAAATGCTTTTAAAGATTATGGTAAAAAAGGATTAGATACTTTAGATAAAACTAAAAACTATATAAATCAAATTAGAGATGAAAAATTAAAAGATTTAGAATTATCAAGAACTAGTTCTATAAAAAGAAATCAAAATTCAACTAGAAGTATAAATACAACAAGAGCTTTAAATTTAGTTACTGATGCTGGTATTAATAATCAAAAAGATGAAATGTATAATACATTTGCTCAACAAATGATGGGAATACTTGGACAACAATCTGGCATGGAAAATCAACAAGACCAAGTAGTAATGAGTGGAGAACAAGAAAGAGATTTGAATGATAGAAAAGATAGAGATAATTTTTATACACAATTAGGTAAAGATAAAGCTACTATGGGGGAAGGGATTCAAAATATTGGTAAAGATTTGAATGCTATGAAACAAAATAATATGAAAACAAATCTCATAAATAAAAGTGTTTCTCATCATGGTTTATCTACAAATAGTGAAGGAGAAATTACTTTCAAAGGTAAAACCCAAGATGAAATGACAGAAGAAGAAAATGAAGAAGCAGAATTTGCTAAAATGGGTTATATCAAAGGTGAAGATGGTGCATATTCTAAAATAAAAGACAGTAAAACAACATAAGAAATGGGAAGATTTTATCAAACATCAGATGCTAAATTTGTAGATAACAAAATGTTTGAAGCACCTCATCAACTAATGGCACAGGTACTTCAAAACAAAGATAAGGAAATTGATACAGAAGTAGATGGTTTAAAAGCTAATCTTGATAAATTAAAATTACAAGGTTTAAAACAAGATGACCCTGCTGTAAAAAAATTAATAAGTGAATATCAAGATAGAATTGATACACAAATTAATGCTATAAAATCAAATCCATTAAACTATCAAAAAACAGAAGCTGATAGAGTACAAATAGGTAGAGATATTTTACAAGATTGGACAGTAGGACCTGCTGCTAAAATAATAGAAAATAAAAAAAAATATGATACTTGGTCAGCAGATTTAGATGATAAAATTAAAAATGATAAAAAAGGAGAATATACTCCTGATTTAATAGCTAAATTAAAAGCTGCAAAATTAGCAGAATTTAAAGAAACTGGTTATAATAAAGATACTGGAAAATATAATGAATTTCAAACAGAAGATGCTTTAGCTTTAGGAAATTTACCTGATATTTTAAATGAAAATATAGGAAAATATATAAAAGCTGATGGTAATCAAACTAAATTTGAAAAAAATACAGGACAATGGTTAGAAGAAACAAGTAGTGGTTGGAAAGCTATTTCACCAGAAAAATTAAAAGAAGCTGCTATATCTTATATTGATGCTACACCAAGTATAAAAAATGCTTTAGTGCAAAGACAACAATATGGTGTAGAAGGATATGAAGACCCAAATAAATTATTAGAAACAGGAATAGAATCTTTTGTTGATACAAATAAATTTAAAGAGACTAATTCTGGAAATAATCTTACAGCTAATCCTTATGAATTACAGCAAAGAGGTTTTAATAATGAACAAAGAATACATGATAGAGATAAACCACCTGTTACAGAATTAGAAGAAATTAAAGGGGAAACTATACCTAATAGTGTAGGTAATAGTGCTGTGGAAGCTGTAATGAATAAAAATACGGCATTTACACAAATAAAAAATAATAAACAAATATTATTTAGTACAATAAAAGACCCTAAAATTAAAGCACAGATAGAAACAGGTGATTTTAGAAATGTACCACAAACTATAGAAAATATTAATGCTATTAGGAGAATAAAAGATGCAAGAATAGATGTTGCTGTACAAAAAGCTACAGAAAAAGAATTTTTAAACAGTTTACCTGCATCAGAAAGAGCAAAAGCTATTGACAAATATGGAAATATCATTATGACTACAGAGAAAAAAGTAGTTAATGGTAAAGAAATTAATGTTTATAGCGGTATAGCCCAAAAATATAATGTATTTTTGCGAGACAAAAATATAAATAATGAAGCAGAACATAATTTATCTTTGAGACAATTTATACCAGACCAAAAAGTAATTGATGGTTATAACAAAAATTTTAGAGAAAGTATGATGCAAAATGTAGTACCTTTTGAATTTCCACAAGGTACAAAAATTTTAAACCCTAAATATGAGTTAGATAAAACAGGTAAAGAACCAAAATTATTAAATTTATCTAAAAAACAGTACACTCCGAATGAACTATATAATTTAGGTATTATAACAGCATCAGAATTAAACAAATCTCAATCTTATAAAACTGGAAGTAAAGATGAAGAAAATAATGATATAAGTTTTGATATAAAAACTGCTGATGGTAAGACTATGAATTATAAATTAGGTACAACTATAAAAGCTACTGGGCAATATGGAGCAGATGGTAAATTAGATTATTATTCTGATATAACTATAAATGGTAATACTTCTAAAGTAAAAATTAATAATATAAAAATACCAGAAGTAGAGCAATATGCTGCAAATAATCCAGGAGAATTAAAAGCTAAATCATTTGTAAATAGAACAACAGCAGTAAATGTGCAATTGGTAAATAATAAAGAAGGAAAAGCTGTATATTATGGTAAAGAATATGTTGATGCTGCTGGAAGAAGATATCCAAAAGGAACAATAGTATTAAATCATAATGGACAACAAATAATAACAAATGCTAATACTCCAGAAGGTTTAGATGTATTAAGTAATTTATTAAATCAATAATCTTATGTCAAGAGAATTAAACATTAAAAAACAAGCAAGTAAATCATTTGCTGATATTTTTAAACAAGCTCAAAATGTTGAAAATCCTAATGTACAACACAAAGAAAGTGCTGTACAAAAAGCAGGTTCTATAATAGGAGAAGGTAATGCTGAACAAAATAAAAAAGCACATGAAGGAGCAGTTCAAGATTTTTTTAAAAATCTTAACACCCCTACTGCTTCTCAATTAAGAGAAGATGAAAAACATAGACAAGAACAGTTAAAAAGAGAAGAAAAATTAAATGCTCTTAATGATAATGGTGTTCTTGCTTCTTTAAAAAATAAAGTAGGGGAAGAAAAAGCTATTGAATTTTTAGATGTAGATGAAAAAATTCATAATTTAGAAAACAAAACTATTTGGAGTAAATTAAAAAATGGAATATCTTCTGTATTTGAAACATCTATGATGCCTGGTGCATCAGTATCTATGGTTGGTTTATATTTGAATAATAAACCTTTAACTGGTTGGACAGCCAAAGAGGAATCAGAATATAACACTTTACAAAATTATAAAAAAAATAAAATGTTACCTATAACATTTGAAATAGAAAAAGACCTTGAAATTAAACAAAAATTAATTGAAGAGAAAGCTAAAAAATATAGAGATGCTAAATTAAAAGATGATGCACAAATAGTATATCATAAAGATGGAAGTGTTGGTCCAAAAGCATCTGTTCCAGATAGACTTACTGGTTATCAAAAAAATACATCAGAAGATAATTATACTCCATACCAAGAGGAGATAAATTATAATATTGCTAAAAAAAATTATGAAGAAACTATTGAAACTTTAAAAAATTATAGAGAAGGAGATGAAGGAGTATTTAACAATTTTATAGCAGGTTTTAGTACACAAAGAAAGGATTTATATAGTTTAGGTTTACATAGTATAGCTAAAGACATTATGAGTGTACCTATTATTGAAAAACAAAATAGAATAGTAAATGAAATAACAAAGAATACGGATAAAAATGGTAATGTAAAAAAAGGTTATGTTCCTTCTGAAACACTTACTGATAGCGAAGAAGCTGTTATAGCATCTATTGGACATAAACAAAATATAGAAGCAAGAGAATTAAGTAAAGGTGATGGTTATGAAACAGGTAAAGGTATTGCTACATCTGCTGTTATGGTGGAACAATTTTTAGCTACTGCTCCAATAGGAGGTCCTATATCTACATCAGTTGGTAAATTTGTAGGAAGAGAAGCTATAAATTTATCATTACAAACTGCTTTGAAAACAGGTGGTAAAAAAATGGCTTTAAAAATGATAGGAGGAGAATTAGCAGGAGGTACAGCAAGTTTAGCTGTACAAGGAACTATTAATCCTATGACCTATGCAAATTATGCAAAAGACCAAATTGGTAATGTAGAAATATCACATGATGAAAATGGTAAAGAAATTTATTTAACAAGTCAAGCAATCTATAACAAATATAAAAAAGATTTTGATTTAAAGAATATTCAAATAGATAGTCAAATAAATAAATTATCTAAAAATAAAACAAAAGAAAATTTAGCTAAAATAGAAGGATTACAAGGAATGAAAGATTCTTTAGCTGATGAATTATCTTTAATACAACCACATAGTAAAGTTGAATCAGCTTTATTTGGTTATTCAGAATATTTAAAAGAAGCATTTGCTGAAAGATTTGTTGGAGAAGCACTTGGACCATTAGGTAAATTAGCTAAATCTAATAAATTTGTAAGTAAAGGTTTATCTAAAGTAGATAATTTCATGGATGCTTCTAAATTAGGAAAAGGTATAACAAATCTAAATAAAATATATAAAGGAGGTACAAATGCTATAAATAATGTAGCATTAGGAAAATTATCTATACAAAGAATTGCCCATACTCCTAAAATGAAAATGCTTGATGGTTTAGGAGGAGAAGTTTTAGAAGAAATGTTTGTAGCAGCTATACCTACTTATGGACAAAGTTATGAGAAACAATTAAATCAAATGATAGATTTCTCACATGATTCTCATGGTAATGAAGTAGATTTTAAAGATAGCCAGGCTTATGATTTTTATGAAGGAATTATTGCTCAAACTCTTATAATGAAAGGAGCTATGGGTAGTGTAGGAGTAGGAATGAGAGCAAATGGTTATAGATTAGATAAGAAAGCAATTACTCAAATCTATAAAAATATTGATAAATCAATAACAGATGAAGATTTAGCTGCTCATATTAATATGAATACTTCTGGTAGTTTATATAGCCCATTAGAATATGATGCTATGATAACTAAATTAAGAGATAGTGGTAAAACTGAACAAGCTAATAAATTAGAAAAAACAAAATTTGAAAGATTAGCTGCTCATGCTATAAGAACAGGAACAATAACTAATTTTCAAGAAACATTAGATAAAGTGTTATTGAAACCTGATACTGAAATATCTGCTGAAACTAAATTGAACATACAACTTGCTAAAAAGAGAATAGATGAATTAAAACAAGTTTATGATGCACATTCAGAAAAACAAAATTTTGGAACAATATTTAATTTAGCTGAAAAGAAATTAGCAAATAAGCAAACTATTGAAGAATTAGATAAACATATTGCTGAAAATAAGCAAGATGCTAAAGAAGAAATAGATGCTTTTGTAACAAGAGAAGGTATTAAAATAGATTATTCTATTGATACTTTATTGGATAGACAATTTGAAAATGAAGAAAACCAACAAAAATACAATTCATTTTTAGATAGATTAGAAAAAGAAAACTTATTAGCTGTAGAGAATCATAAAAATGCTACAATGTTAAAAGATACTTTGAATAGTAATCAAAGTATATTATTAAAAAATTATAATGACCAAGTTCATCCTCTATATCAAAAGAAAATGGAGGAAAAAAAAGCTATTTTACAGGATTATAATTCTATTGTAGAACAAATAAAACAAGAAGGTTCTGAAAATGCAGAATTTAATTATCAAAATGAATTACAAGAAACTCCTGCTTTAATTGAAAGTGTAGTTGAAAAACTTAAACAAAAAGATATTACTGGAGAAAATAAAGATTTTATTAATGATTTAAAAGAACAAAAATTACAAGAACTTAAAGTAAAACAAGAGCAAGTTCATAAAGAAAAAATAGCTAAATCTATAAAAGACTTGTCAGCTCAAAGACAAGAAAAAATAGATGCTGGAGAAGTTGTTCCTGAAAATGAGCCATATATTACAATTGTAGATGAAGATGGTAAAGAAGAACACACTTCTTCTGTTGCTGGTAATTTACAAACTATGGAAACTGTTTTTTCATTAGATGACAATTCCACAACTATAAACAATGACCCTGTATTTATAGCAGATGATTTCAATGATATGATTGGAAATACATCATCTTTTACACCTCAACAAAGTAATGTTGCTAAAAAGATTGTATCAGAAGATGTAACTAAAGTTAAAAATCTATTAAACAGAAATATTAGCTTTAGAGAATATATGTCTCATTTGGATGAAATTGTAAATAATAAAGAACAATTAAAAAAATTATTTGATGGTTATGTAGAAGGTTGGAAACAAAATGGACTTGAAGCAGATGACTATAATCAAGTTTATATGGATTTATTTAATCCATTGGCTTCATTAGGTACTAATGCTTCATTAATGGCTCAAATGTTTGAACAACAAGTTCCTATTGAAGAAGTCAATACATTTGTAGAATTAGAAGAAAAAGTAGAAGAAATAAAAAAAGAAGTTGCTCAAAGAGAAGTTACTACTGTTGGTTATGATGAAGAAAACATTCCTATTCAAAAAACAGCAGTAAATGAAATTGAATCTAAAAGAACTTTGACAATTACTCCTAAATTAGGATTTTCTTCTATTGCTTATGTTGAAGTAATAGAAAATGGTATTTTAGTTAGAAAATCAATAGGTAATGAATTGAATCACAAATTTGGAGATTTGATTGATTTTAGAGAATTATTAGACCCTGATAAACATCCTTCTGGAAGTAAAGTAGGAGTACAAATTGCTCCTGAATCATTATGGTCTCAAATTACTGTTTCCAATGGTAGAAATGCACAAGGAACAGCACAAACTATTACTTTTGATAAATGGTTATCTGAAAAAGAAAAACAAAATGCTGATTTCAGAAATACACAAGAATTTAGAAACAAAGTTCCTGTATTCTATACTAATAAAGAAGGTAAAGCATTAGCTTATGTTCAAGATACTGATTGGTATAATACATTCAATATAGGTAATCCTTTTGGAGATTCAAGTAATCCTAATTTACCTACTCAAGAATGGGTGAATCATATTAATGAAGGTAAATTAAATGTTCAAAATTTAAGAAATAGTATAAACAATGGTTTAACAGAAGTTACAATCAATAAACCTTCTGATGGTATATTTTATGAAATACCTATGACAGAACCAAAAATTACTCTTCAAGAAGCTAATCCTCAAACTGTTGTAACAGTACAAATAGGAGAAGACTTATATATGGGTAATCAAATTTTCAATGCTGGAAAACTCATAAATAAAGATAAATCTGGTAATGAAGGAAAGTTTGATTTTAATAGTGTAGGTCATACTTGGGAAGTAAGAAGAATAGGTACAATATTAAATGATAAAGGGGAATTAGTACCTACATATAGAGCTTATCCTGTAGGTAGAGTTGTTTCTGATGAACAAATAGAAACAACAAGATTTGCTATGGCTGCACACCTTGCTCTTAAAAAAGATGCAACTTGGACAATACATTTAAAAGGTACTATATATGAAATGACTTATGAAAAAGCTAAATCTATTCAGAAAGATATTCATACTCAAATGGGTCTTGATATTGAAAATGGAAATGAAATAGTTCAATTTATAAAAACTTTCTTTCAAGATAATATTGCTGGAGATAATTTAGGTCAATATAAAAAAGGTTTGTTTGATGAGAATGTTATGAATAATGTTTCACAGCATACCAATAACAAACTTTTAAATAACAGAAATGTAAAAAGTATAGTTCATATTACAAGAGAAGGAGTTACTGCTTTAAATCAAACTTATGACACTTATTTAAAAAATAATTTGCTTACAAATATCAAATCTTTTGATATTGATGATACTGGAAAAAAACCTACTTATGTTACTATGATACAACCAATTATCACAGTAGATTATAAGGAAGTGGAGAAACCAGCAACTAAAAATAATGATGCAAGACAAGAAGCTGCTAATGTAATTGTAGAACAGCTTAAAACATCTGTACCATTCAGTTTAGAAAAACATACTGAATTTTTAAATGATTTAGGTATTGACCCTAATGATTTTGATGTAAGTAATGATATGATTGCTAATACAGATAAATTAGCTAATATTTTCAATGTTAGTGGAGATTTATCTATAACTCAAGAAAAAAATGTAAGACAATTTATATACCATAAAATTGGTAATAAAGTAAGTTTTGGTTATAAAAATAAAGTATCAAAAGAAGCAATACAAAATGATATTAAATCTGAATTAAACTTACATCTTAATAAGATAGAAAAACAAGTATTATCAATGTTATCTGAACTAAAAAATCAAGATAATACTAATGGTGCTTTAAATCATTATGTTGAAGCATATAATCAAACTTTAAAGAATATTGCTGATATTAAAAAGAATTATGAAGGTATATATAATAAAGCATTTACTGATATTCAAAAACAAACTCAACTTACTCTAAATGAAAAAGAAGAGAATGATATTGAACAAGATGATGTTGAATTGAGTGTTAAAGATTATAGTAAAGATTCTATTGAAGAATCAGGTAAAGCTAAAGCATCTTATAGATTAAGAAGATTCTTATCTGAAATTCCTGTATTTGATAGTAAAGGAGTTGCTCAAAAAGGTTATTTAGGCATTCCTTTATATATGTCATTTAATGATGTATATAATGAATTAAGTAAAGTATTGGCTCTTGGTTCAGAAGTTAAATCTGATTACAATACTATTATAGCTAAAATGAAACAAAGTAATAATGCTTTTGTAAAAAGTGTTTTAGCTAAATTAGAAAGTGCTGACCAACAAATTAAAAACGAATTGGTTTATAATTTTGTTAGACATACTTTGTCTTCTAAATTTGCTATGTATGAAAATACTAAAAACAATGGTGTTTCATTAAAAATATATAATACTAATGCAAATGCAGCTACAAGAATTATAGCTAAAAATTGGAAGAATGAGAATAAATCATCAGGTTTATATAATAAAAATCAATCTTTAAATGTTCAATATGCTCAATCATTATTAGATGAGTTTAATAAATGGGATAGACAAGATTACAGAAAAGTTCCAGAAAATGATTTGAGAAAATGGTTATCTAAATTAGGTTATACTTTTGAAGATACATCATGGAATCAAATTTATAATGAAGGTATTTTTAATGCTGGAAAACAAAATTCTTTCAATGTATTATATAGTCAAAATACTGGTGGTCTATTTATTCCATTAAAAAATTGGTTAGAGAAAGCAATAGCTAATCCTGCTGATTTCAGCTTTGATAGTAAAAAAAGTATTTTTAATGATTTAGCTGGTGTTACAAAAGCATTAAGTTTAATAGAAGCAAAATACAACCCAACTTTAATAACTCTTTCTTTTAGAGATTCTGGTAAGAACATATCAACTTTAGTTCCTACCAAATATGTAACTGATATGGTTCAAAATTTAAAAACAAGTATATCAGAAGATGGTAACAATTTAGTTGATGACTTATTATCATTATCATTATCTGAAAATTCTATAATTTTAGATATGTTGAAAAATGAACCTACTTTTAAAAGTATGTTTGAAATTTCACATACTTCTATTACAGCATTTAAAGAAAAAGGAGAACAACCATATAGAGCAAGTATTACTGATTTAAGTGATATTGATTATGATATGGCTGGTATTACTGGTTTACAAGATAGAAAGATTGATAAATTACCTAAAGGAACTAAATTTGAAGGTATATCAATGAGAATGGCTAATATGTTATTTCCTACTATGTCAGATAAAACTACTGGTATGTATATGACAACTGCTATTTTTGATTTCTTGAAAGATGGTAAAATAGATGGTATGTTTAACTTATCAGAAGAAGGTGTAGTTCAAGGTATTGGTCCAACAGTTAAAACTTTATTATTTAATCAATTGGTGTTACCAGAACTAAAAAGAATAGTTAAATTTCATACAGAAGTTAAAGCAACAAATATAAAAGATTATGATAAAGGAGCAACTCTTTTTCATTTCTTACCTATAATGAACACTTTAAAAGATTCTGATGGATTAAATATTGTAAACAAGTTAGCATTAACTGGTATTACAATAGATGAAGCTATTGAAAAATATCAATCTACTTTTGAAGATGCTATTGAAGGTGTTATTAAAAAAGAAGTAGAACATAAAAAAGATATGTGGAGTAATTATTTAGAAGTAAATAAAGAAGGAAACTCATATTCTAAAATGTTTGATAACAATTATTTCAAAGAAGAAGGTAAAAATCCTTCAACTGATTATGATTTAGCTGTTTATGATTTTGTATTAAATAATATGATTACTAATTCAGAAGTATTTAAAGTATTTGCTGGAGATATTGCTAATTATAGTAAAGATAAATTATACAAAGAAGAAGGTAAGTCAGTTAATCCTTTTGATATAAAAGATGATAAAACTTATGTTTCTATTAATAAAGAAATTGGTGTGAATTTAGGTAAAAGGTTAGCTTTACTTATTGCTCCTGGTAGTAAAATTGCTAATTCTTATGGAGAAAAATATAATCAAATTTTTCTTGAGGATTCTGTTGATATTAGTGAAAATTCAGAATACTTAATTAAAAATTACTATGGTCAAAAAGGATTGGATGAAGCTCAACCTTTATTAGATAAATATAAAAAAGCTGCTGAATTACTAAACAAACATGAACAAGGAATTTTAAGTTTAAATCCTGTTAGATATAGTGCTATCAATAAAACATTATCTGATATTAGAAAATCTTTAGCTAATAAATTTCCAGCTATAGATGCTTATTTTGATATTGAATCTACTGATGCTCAAGAATATTCAACAGCAACAGAACACATATCTATTTTACATAGAATAGGTAGAATTTCTGATGAAGAATTTAAAGTAATTACTAATAAGTTATTAACAGAAGGAGAAAAAGGTTATTTAACAAAAGAAGAATTGAAATTAGTATTTCAACCAATTAAACCTGTTCATACAGGAACTTATACTAATGTAAATCAGGATGTTAATAGAGTAGTTTATATTAAATCTTCTGCTTTCCCTTTGATACCACAATTAACTGCTGGTACTAAATTAGATGCTTTAAGATTGAAAATGGAAGAGTTAGAAACTAACACAGGTAGATTTACCAGAGCTTCTTTTCAAACAGCTAATAAGGTAGGTGCTACAATAAAAACTGTAAAACCATTTGATATAAATTCATTATCAACTATAAAAGATTATAATGCTGATGATGTAAATGCTAATATGTTAGTATTAAACAGAGATAATTTTAGAATACAACAAGATGTACCTTTTAAATCTGATAAACATCAAGATGATAAAGTTTCTATGGGTACACAATTCTTTAAATTGTTATTTGGTGATGGTGTAATTGACAAAGAAGGTTTTGTTATAGATGGTAAAGAACTTACTGGTAAAGAGTTATATCAACATTTTAATAAAGCATTTAGTGATATAGTAGATAGTAAAAAACAAGAATTATTTTTAGATTTAGGTTTAGATACAAATGGTCAAATTAAAAATGAACAAAACTTTGTAAAAAACTTACAAGATTTATTGATAAAAGAAGCTACTTCAAGAGGTTATAGTGTTAAATCATTAGCAGGATTGAAAATTGAAAAATTAGCTGCTGCTGCTGGATTTTACTATGAATTTAAAACTCCTTTGTGGTTATCATCTGATAGTAATAGATATGAATCATTATTAAATTCAATCATTACTAATAAAATTATGAAGCATAAAATGCCTGGTAATGGTTTTGTTGCTGGTTCTGAAAGTGGTTTTAGAATGAAAGAAAATCTTGAAGGTGTAGATAAATCAAGAATAATCTATTTAGATTCATATAATGGTAAAGAATTACAAGGAACTCATACTTCAACAGATGAAAATGGAATAGTATTTCATAAAGCTCAAGTATTTATACCATCTAAATTTAAAAATGATAAGAAAGAACTTATTGATTTATTTGAAGGATTTAATGGAAAAGAAGGTAAATATTTAACAAGAAGAGAAAATGGTACATTAACCTTGAAAGAAGGTATGATAGACCCTGCTTTATTTAATAATTTTAGTTTTAGAATACCAACATCTTCTCATAAGTCAGGTTCATCTGTTGAAATTGCTGGTATATTACCTCCAGAAGTAGGAGATTTGATGATAGTACCTAAAAACTTTACTAAACAAAAAGGTCTTGATTATGATATTGATAAAGAATCTGCTTATCAATTAAATCATATTATGACTAATGATGGTAAAATTAAAGTATTAGAAAATTCTGATATAGAGAATATTACAAGAAGTTTAACTAATAAAATAGAAGAATTTAATCTTGAAAATACAAGTGCTTCTGCAAAAAGTAATTTTGCTAATGAGTTATTTAGAAGTTTCATTACAGGTAAAGGAAATTTATTAGATGAAGAATCTTTAGAAACTCTTTTGTTACCTCAAGTCGATATTGTGGAAAAAATAAATAGATTAGAATTGCAATTAAAGAGAAAATTGGCTGAAAATGAATTTATTAAATCTCACTTGGCTATATTTAATAACCCTAATTTAGATATTCAAAACAAAATTAATAGTGTATTGTCAATTGATTTTGCAAAAAGTCAAGCTGAACAATTAGAAAAATTAAATGAAGCTGGTTACAGAAATAAAATGATTGCTGAATATATGGCTAAAGATGCCACATTATCTGATTTAAAAGCTAATGAAATGTATGAAGCTGACCAATTGAACTTTACAATGCTTACAAATTCTTACCAAAAAAGTAAAATGAATTTAGGAGCTATTGGTAAGGTTGCTATTGGTGTATATGCTAATTATAGTACATTCAATGCTTTATTGCAACAGCATCAAGGAGAAGATATTTATATTCAAGATAAAGATGGTAATCCAAAAACTATTCAAATTGGACATTTCATTAGTGATGGAAAACTTGGTGCTATACAACATATAGAACCAATAGGTTTATCTGAATCTAAATTGAAAGAATGGAGAGAAAAACATCAAAGAAATATTTCAGAAGCATTTGATGAAAAAATTAACACAGGTACTGATAATGAAAAAGAACAGGTTCTTGGTAGAGTAGGTGTAGATGAATTTACTATCAATGTAGATGCTAATACAGCTTTAAGAGGATTTGGTAAAGATGAAAATGGTAATTCTATTTCTTATTTATTGTTATCTCAACCAATTATTAAAGAATTAAATCAAAGAAGAAAAGAAAGTAAAGGTATTTTAGGAGAATTTATTAAAGATGAAGAGTTAATTAATGAATTAGTTAGTAAATATTCTAATGGAGAAAACTTTTACAAAGAAGGTAATTTCTATACAAATAAAGTAAATAATGACCCTTTAGTTGGTAATATGCTAACTGAACCAGGAGGATATAAACTTACTGGAGATAATCTATTGGCTGGAATTAAAGATAATGGTAAAGATAATGAAGTTCAATTTGCTGCATTACAGACATATTTAACATTAGAAGAAGAAGCTAAAAGAGTTGCTAAAGTTCAAAAAGTAATCAATACTAATATGCTTGGTAAATCTATGATTGAATCTCAATTAAAATATGAAGGATTAAAAAAACTTCCTGATAATGGAATTATTACTAATGCTCATTTATTAATTGGAGATTATTCTGATACATCTGAAAATCAAACTGGTGGTTATATGATTGGAAACTATTATGTTACACCAAGAACACCACAAGGACAAATTGTTATAAATGGTTTACATTTAGGTAATACTTTATATAGAGATTTCTTTCCATATCAAGACAAATCGATAAATGATGTTGTAAAAGAAATTTTGAAAATACAAGGTAAAGAAGAAAATATTTCTGATAATGCTATTATTGAAAACTTTGAAGAAATTGTTGAAAACATTAAAAAATTAATCTATTCAAGAAAAGGTAATAATGTATTTAACATTGACCCTAAAGCTAAAAGATATGAATTATTCATTGATGATGAAAACAATACTTCATTATCTACATATTTAAAAGATTTATCAAAAAATGATGATAAACAATTTAAAAAAGGAATAAAAGAAGTATCTCAAAATGCTTTATTAAAAAGTTTCCAATATGAAACAGGATTAGGAGAAGATGAGTTATCATTAATTAAATATAATAACACAGCTACTGATAATTTAGATGAGGAAAATTTATATAATGCTATACCTGAATTGGTTATGGCTAATAAACAATTACCTTTTAGAAATGGACAACCTTATTCTACAGTAAATTTAGCAGAAGATTTAGTAGCTTATTCTCTCTTACAAGGAGGTATTCAAAAAGCAACTGAATTTGCAAAATTTGTTCCTATTGAAATGCTTGAAAGTATGGGTCAATATCAAGGAGAAACTTTTATGGTAGCAAATAAAAAATTGCAAATGTTTAATACTAAACATAATAGTTCTATTGACTTATTCAGTAAAGTTTTAGGTACAAAAGAAGATTCTATGAGTACATTTACTAAACAATATTTCCAACATAATCCAAGTAAAGCTCCGAAAGCAAACTTTAAAAATGTTAAGAATAAAAAAGAAAATAGTTTTGAGTATAATGTAGAAGATAAAAAATATCCTACCTTGTTATCTGTAAAAGATAACAAGAGAAATATGCCTGTATCAGTTTCTTTATTTGAACATGTTGGTAATGGTTTATATCAAAAAATTGATACATTAGGTAATATGGGTATTAGTGAATATGAATTTGGTAATGATAATGTTTCTTCTATTAAAAATTTAAAAAAGAATGTAACACCTAACATTGCAACAGATGATAATGTAGCTAATATAAGCAAAAAAACATTTAAAGTTAATGAAAATACTTCTGTAAAAGACTTATTGAATCAAGTAGCAAATACTGAATTAACACCAGAATATGCTCATATTACAGAAGCTGCTAAATGGTTATTACCTATAATTGGAAATGATAAATTAATATTAGATTATAATTTAGATGCAGCAGGAAGAACAACACAAGGAAGTAAAAATGTTATGTTAAATCCTACTCATACATTAAATGTATCAGATGATAAAGCAGCTATGACTTTATTACATGAAGTTATTCATACTGTTACAGTTGATGAATTGTCTAAACATTTTGATAAAGGTGGTAATATTAAAGCTGATGCTCCTAAACATGTTACAAATCTTGTAGTAGTATTTAATGAATTTAGAAAGTTATTACAACCAGAAATAACAGCATTGATAGAGAAAAAAGCTCTTATTGATAATGCTAAAAAAACTGGTCAAACACTACCTTCTGATGCAAGATACACAGAAAGAGAATTAGGTTTAATTTATGCTGGTACTAATATTAAAGAGTTTATCACAGTTGCTTTAACATCTCCAATGTTTCAAGAAGAGATGAATAAAATACAATATAAAGCTACTGATAAATCTTTATGGGATAAATTATCTGATGCTATTTTAAATTTATTAGATTCTATATATCCAGGTTTAATAAATAATAGTATGGCAAAAGAATCTATCATGGCTTCAATGCATTTTATTAGAATGGAAAACAATTTTAGAGAAGTTGAAAGTGTAGATAATATACCTAATGATGTATATTTAGAGATGGAAAAAACTCAAGCTACTCCTACTCAATATGCTCCATTATCTGATGAAAATCAAGTTCAATTTACAATAGGAGATAATGATTTTGCTGAAAATGATATGATTGAAAATAATTTTAGATTACCAGAAATAAAAAATTGTAACTAATATTAAGTACATTTGTAAAAAATAAAATTATGGCTTGTATAGTAGAAATTCAAGATATTCAAGAAAAGATAAAACTTGGATTAATGGAAGATTTTAAATCTATTAAATTTACAAAATTTCAAGATAGATTAGCAGGTTTTATACCTTATGATAGTAATACACCTACTACTGCTAAAAATCCTTTGTTTGGAAGAGTACAATATCAAAAAAATAAATATAATACTCAATATAATTCTAAATTGTATGGAGAAGTAGTATCATTTAATCAAACAAAGGAAGGGATAGAATTTAATATTCATCCTACTATAAAATTGGCAAAAGCAATGTCTAATCAAAATGAGCAAGATGCTTATAATGAAGCAAGAGCAAAAGCTGAAAAAGATTCAAGAAATGAAGGTAGAAAAATTCAGAATGAATATGATGAAATGAGAGATTTACCTCCAACATTTTCAGAGGATGATTTTGAATATATGCCAAGTAACAGTACAAATACTCCTATATCAAAAACTGTTATACAACCTAACTTCAATGATGTTCTTGAACATAAAAGAAAATTACTTATCAATGTAGATAAAACTATTACAAGATTATATAATGATAAAAGATTACATGATTCAGTTGAAATAACTAAAAAAATAGCTAAATTCAATTTAATTAAAGATTCTTTAGAAAAAGATATTAAAGACTTTAATAGTAATATTGATAAAGTATCATTGATTAGAGATTTTTTTGAAAAAGATATTCAAACAATAAATGAATTACTTTCTAATCCTACATTAGATAATGTATTTTTAGCAAAAACAATGTTTGATTATTTAGAAAGAACTAAAAAATCAGAAGCAAAAGATACTGATATTTTTGCTTTAAATAGTAAACAAGAGTTTGAAAAAGAAGTTCAAGATATAATTGATTATATAGAGAAACATTTAGAGAAAACTAAAAATAGAATAAATGAAACTGTAGATGACATCTTTCTTCAACTATTGGAAAAAAATGAAGATAACTTATCTAAATTATATCCAGGATTGACATTAGAAGAAATTAAAGAAGAACTATTAAAGAAATTACAGGATATAAATAAAATTGAATCTTACTTTTTTACTCAAGGTACTAATTTATTATCAGAAAATAACATTATTGACCAGTTAATTATATTGGAATATAAGAGAGAAAAACAATTTCAGAATAATAAAATTCAACCTATAATTGAAAGTATCAATAATGGTCTTCCTGCTATTGAAGAAGAATTAAAAAGACTTGGTAAATTCTTTACATTCAGAAAGAAAACAGTATTTGATTATAATTGGTTATATAGAAAAGATAAGGTTGCTGAACCAGAATTAATTAGTAAGTTTTCAAAAACTTATGAAAATACTATATACAATCTTCAAAAGAAATATCAAGAAGATTTATATCAAGCAAGAAGTCAAAAAGATTGGGCAGAAGTAGAAAGGTTATTAAAGAATAAATTTAATGATTTGAATGATAAGGTAGAATTTTTAAATTTTACTTTATTACATGATATATTTGATGACCCTATTTATGATAGTTTTAAAAGAGGAACTACTCAAGAAGCTGATAATTATAAGCAAGAAATAATTGCTAAAATTGGGCAAGAAGAGTATGATAAAGCTATTGAAAATCAAAGAAATCTATTAGATAAATACTTAAATGAAGCAGGATTAATTATACAAGCAAAATTAGATGATGAAAATGTAACTGATGAAGCTCAATTATCTGGTGCTGCAAAAGATAGTATAGAAAATTCCCTTCAAAGAATTAGTCCATTGGCTTTCCTTGATTCTTTCTATGCTGGTAATTCTGGTATGGTAGAACTTAATTATGGTACTCAAAAAGATGAGAAACCTTCTTATATTAAATTCAATGGTTTTATACCAAAAGCACAAAATAATTTAGGATTAAATACAGGTTTCTTTGATGAAAATTTTAAAGATATTGAAAACAATCCTATAATGTATGATTTCTGGAAAAGAATGAAATCTGGTGTAGAATTGATAAATGAAAATCTTATTGATTCTGACTTGAAAGTAAAATATAATTCTATTTTGAGTTTTAAAGAAGGGATTACTGAACAAGTAATGAATGCTTCCTATAAAAAAATATTAAAAAATGCATTCAGTCAAGAAAATTGGTTTGGATTAAAATCATTATTAAGAGCATTAAATGATAATATTGTTAAAGAGGTATTTAGTGCAAAGAATTATAAACATAATGAATCAGAATATGTACAACTTGCACATCAAATAAAAACAATAGAAAGTGAGGTAGGTAAAGATTTTGCATTACTTAAAACTGATGTATCTAATATAATAGGTAAGACTTTAATGGATAATACAGTTATTCATTGGAACTCTTTATCTTTAGAACAACAAGATAAGATACTTGCAGTAACAGGAATGAAAGATTCAGTTGAGTTTTTAGATAATTTAGATTCTACTAATGGTATATTTGGAGCAGGAGATTTGAAAATATTCTCTAAAATAAAGAATATGGAGCAACAATCTTTGAACTTACCAGCAGTAATAAAAGGATTATTAGAGTTATCAGCAGACCATAAAGCAAGAACAGCATCTAAAAATGAAACAAACATTTATAGAATGAAAAGTGCTGACATTTTAACAAAAGAAAATGGTTGGCATCAGAAAAAAGATGAAGTAAGAGAAAGTGAAATAAAAAGACAAGACTTCTTTTATGAAAAAGTTATTTTAAATAAAAATCAAAAAGACCATCCAGGAGGAGTAAATAACATAAGTAATATATTGAGAAAATCTTTAAATAAAGAACATTTCAATGCTCCTGTTGTAGGTAAAATATTTTATAAAAATTTCAACAAAGAAGAAAAAGTAATATATGATTCAGCAATTGAGAGAATAAAACAACTTGAAAATGAAATTGCACAAACTACTTCACCTAAAAAAGTTGAACAATTAAATATTGAAAAAGCGGCATTACATCAAAGAATAGAATTATTAGGTAAAGACTATATGATTAGTGCTTTATTTGATAATATAGTTAATAAATTAAGAGTAAAAGTTGGTTTAGGATATAATTTACTTGCTGGAGTAAATAACTATAAACAAGGTTTTATTACTACATTAAATAGAGATGGTATATTTTGGCAAAGAGGTAATATTTACCCTGTTCAGCATTTTGTTGATTTAGGTATAATAAGACATGTAAATCCTACTTATAAACAAAAATGGGAAACAGCTAAATTATTTATAGAAAAATTAAGTATTGTAGAAACAGGAACTAATGAATTACAAAAAGCAGAAGCTGAAATAAAAAATAGAGCAGGTTGGATGCAACCAATGTTCATTACTGAAAAAGTAGAATATCGAAATCAAGCAAAAGGTATATTAGCTATGGCTATGGATGTTGAAATAGAACATGCTACAGAAAAAAATCCTGATGGTACTCCAGCTAAATATCCTTTATTTAATGGAAGTGATTTTATACCTTATATAAACAATAATGGAGTTTTAGAATTAAAACCTGAATTTGATACACCAACAAATAGAGAACATTTGATTACTATGACCTCTAAAGATATTTCTGATTGGAAATTGAATGTTAGAGCTATGAATAATAGTATGATTGGTGATTATACTAAAGAAGGTGTTACAAGGATTAAAGGTAGTTTATTTACAAAACCATTAATGACTTACAAAACTTGGATTCCAGAATATATAGGAGCAAGATGGAAATACCAACAAAAAAATGTTCTTACTGGTGAGGTAGAAACAGGTTTTATGTTATCAAGTTTATTAAATAAGAAAACTTCTGTTGCTGCTGGTTTAATGTTAGCTACTACAGGAGCATTAGGAATGGTAACAGCTTCTCCTATTTTGATTGCTGGTTTTGTTGCTTCATTAGGATTTGGATTTGGTTATACTAAATATATAGCACATAAAAATAGAAATACAACTTTAGTAGATAATACTGAACCTATTGCTATGGTACAACAAGCTATGTATTGGTTAAAAATGATTAATCCTGTGGCTTTAGCTGAAATGCCAATAAATACCATATTTGGTAAAGAATTAATTAAACCTGTTGAGTTTAAATCAGAATTAAATCTTACTGAACAAGAAAAGAAAGATTTGAGAGCAATGGGTAGAAATATGCAACATTTAGCAATATTAATGTTAGTTAAGATAGGTATTCAAGCATTTTTAAAAGATAATGAAGATGATGAACCTAAAGGAGAAGAAGGAACAGAGCAAAGAGCTAAATATGAAGCACAAAAATTAAGAAGAGCAGAAGGAAATCATACCTATAATTTTCTTGAAAATATGATTACTGGTACTTTCAATGAATCTTCATTTGGTACAGACCCTGCTGCTATATGGAAAGCTGGTTCAGAAGGTGGTATAGAAGGACAATTAAAAAGTATAATAAAGTTAGGTATTGCTTTAAGAACTCCTACAGCAGAAATACAAAAAGGACCAAGACAAGGACAAAATAAATTATATAATGCAGCAGCAGCAATGTTTATACCTGCATTGTTTAGAGATGCTATTCATTATGATAGTACATACAGATTTGGTTTTGAAAACTCTATGCTTACTGAATGGGATAAAACAGAAGGTTTGGATGGTATATTTAACTCTGATTTTAAAGTTGATAAAAAAGAATTAAAAGAAGCTAAACAGGTTAAAATACAAGAACTTCTTGATGAATATGAAACAGAAAATAATGTAGAATATGATGAATTACCAGAAGTAGAACAAGATGTGATTGATAAAGAAATTAAAGAAGAACTTGGAGATGAATTTAAAATAGACAGAGAAAATTATGATAAAGAGCAAAATAAATCTGTAGATGAAGAATAAAAAAAAGTAGAAGTGAGGAAATAAAAAATGCACACATTTTCCGTTTTATTACATTTTCGGAAAATGTGTGCATTTATTTTAAATTTAATTCTTTTTTTGTAAATAGTTGTAAGTTCTTATATGAGTAACAGATTTTTCTTCTTCACATATATCACAAACTGCTTTATGAAATGTACTACAACCTCCTTCTTCTTTTTGCTTTTCTGTTAAATATGGTACACCACATTCAAAACAAACATAATCTGACTTTCTATTTTCTACTGTATTCATTTTATCCTTGTATTAAATTTAAAAATGAGCAATCTTTCTTACCATTTTCTAACCAGTAATCACTAATCTTTTCTTCTTTTTCTTGATGAGAAAAATATTTAAAATTTTCATTTTGTTCAAATAAATAAGTAATAGCAATATCAACTTCTTTTTCAGTTAATACAACTTTTCCAATAAGTTTCTGTTCCATAATCAATTGTTTTTAAATTCTTCACACGCTTTCATAGCTAAAGTAACATCTCTTCCTGTTACAGCACATTTATGCATAATTCTTTTATTTGGTTGAGTTTTTAATAGATATTTACAAGTTTTACATTTATAAGTTTGACTATAATCTGTTAATAAGGATTTTAATAATAAATATTCATTGATATTTAGTTTAATACCTTTTTCAGCAATAGAAATTGAAATATCTCTTAAATCTATTTCAATTTCTTTTTGAAATAAACCTCTAAAAATAAAGATTACATTATCAGGGTCTTTTAAAGACCAGCACCAAATAATTTCTTCCATTATTTTAAAAGTATAAAATGTTTTTTAATTTCAATTGGATTTTTAATTCTGGATTCTACATAATCAATAGAGTATTCCCAACCTATATTAAACTTATCTCTCAATTGTTGCATACCATAAGAATCTACCATAATGTTAATTGATTCAATACATTTGTAACAAGGTCTTTCTTTATTACAAACTGTTTCATGCAAACTCATTTTAAAAAGCAATTAATTTCCAAGTTACACCCATACCTATAAATACTTGTGGTTTAAAATCACTCCCAATTCCGTAATAAACCCCTGGTCCTATAGCTATTTTTTTAACTGGTTTAGTTTCAACTTGATAAGTTTTCAATTTAGTTGTTTCTGAATAAGGATTCAAATTAGTTACTTCTACAAAAGGTTTTTTAGGTTTAAACCAACCCTGTGATTCTTCTCCTATAACTACTGAATATTCATTTATACTTCTTAACTTTAAGTCTAAACTTTGTTCATTAGCAAAAGCTGACCCATCTACCCATACTTTACCTTTTTCATCTTTTAATTTTATTGGATAATAATAAGCATGTGTTGGTCTAGTAATATCAGTTTGGTCATTTTCATAAACAATTTCAACATATACTGTATCAACACGAGGAAAAGAATGATTAATTTTAGTTTCAGATTCAAAGTGAGTAACACTACCTTTACTAGCCAATTGTTTTTTATATTTTTTAACTAATTCTTGTAAAGATTTAATTTGCTCATCTTTAATTTTCAAATTAATAAATTCTTTAGTATTACTTTCAATAACAGTATTTGTAGTATGATTTAAACTATCTGCATCTTTAAATGTTTTTTGATTATCATTTAAATTGGTAGTATCCCAACTATTTTTTGCACTATTACTACATTGATTTATACTTAATAGTAATAAAATAAGTAACACTACTGATACCAATGTCCATATTTTTACTTTTTTCAGAGTAATATTAAACTCTTTTAATTCTTCTTCTGTCATAAGTTTTATTTTTTACAATGTTTCATTAAATAAATTTGTATTACATCCCAGTTAATACCTATTTCTGCATCATGTTTATAAATAATTATTTCCAATGTTTCTTGGAATTTACTTTCATCAAAATCTAAAGCAGGATTAAAACTTTTTAATTGTTCAGCTTGATATTTTAAATCTTCTACAGACCAAGATATACTACAAGATTTTGGATAATAATGATTTTCAATTAATTCAATAACTTTCATCATACCATAACCTTGAGCTTTTTCTCTTGAATCCCCAAAATCTAATAATTCTTGAGCTTCTTCTTTCAATTCTTTTATCATAATATAATATTTATAAAAGGGAAATATTTCTATTTCCCTTTCAAGATTATTTTTCTAACTCCACTCTTTCTTTTTCTAAATCTCGGTTAAAAGCTTTATCAATAGAAAAGGAATCAGGGTATCTTACTTGTAATTTATTGATATTATTAGTAAGTAATTGATAAAAATCAAATTGCCAAAAATCAGAAAAGAATTTAGTTACAGTAAATAATTCATAAACATTAAGTTCATCATAATTACCAAAGAAATCTTTATAAAATTGAATTGTAAAAGTTATTTTTACTTCAACTGTTCTTTCAGGAATTGATATAAAATCATCATACAGATTACAAAGCTTCATCCATAAAGTTTCATCTTTTTCTGTAACATCATCTAATAAAACAATTTTTTCAAAATTTGCCATATTAGCAATATACCACATCTTATCTGCAATTTCTTCTCCAACATTAACTACATCAACAAGTTTTGAATAAGCTAAATTCTTTTTACATACATCAAGTATTTCTCCAACTTCTGTAGTAATTCCTAACCACATGTGATTCTGATTTTTTTCATCAGTTTGTAAATCAACACAGGTTCTACTTGCTAATTGCTGATATTCAGCAATACTTTTAATTTTTTCCATTTTAAATTTTTATTATTCTACACCAATAATTTCATCATAGAAAACAATAGTATGTAAAATTGTTTTTACATCTTTTACCT